TTCCATGAACTTGTCAACGTCGAGCTTGTCCTTCTCCACAAACTTCGTGAAGCGTACCATGTTTTTAACCTTCTCATGGAAACGCTCGGGAACATTCGATTCCCCAAGACGCTCGGCGTAGATTCGTTCGGCCTTTTCGCGGTTGAGTTCTTCACGATTCAGAGTGTTCTCTTTATCGCTTTCAGCCAACTTGTCAGAAAGATCATCCATCCGTTTGTTCATTTCAGCAAACTGATCCGCAGAAGCTTTCTCTTTCACTTCAAATTCCTTCTGCATCGATGCTTTGACTTCGTTGGAAAGTTCCTCAACCAATTCCGGGTGTTTTGCTTTGAGTTCCTTCAAATCCATGGTAACTTTCACCTCCTCTCTGGAGTCTTCATTATTAAAAGTTTCTTCTTCCACATCAACTTCTTCTGCATCACCTCCTTCACTAAAAAATTCAACTTCCTCAGTCTCAGTTCGGGAGAAAGCGGACGATTGAGTCTTAGTGTCCCACCCGAATACACAAACTGACACTTCTTTGATTTGAGACTTCAAAAAAACGGTTCCAGGACCCTTGAACTTGTAACCGTTCACCTCAATCTCTTCTTTCTCACTCAAACGCTGGATCTTCTCAGGTTTGATGTAAACAGAAGATTGAAAAGGGAAGCCTTCACTAGACTCTTGAATAAACCGTTTTGCAATGTCGTTGTCCAAAAATTGTGTCTTGCCAGGATCAACACGAACTCCATTTTCATTATCAATAAGAAGCTTGCTTGTGAATCCAATTCGTTGATCCGTCCAGTGTTCCTCAAGAACGGGGATTTTCGGAGCTGCCATTTTGATCCCGTCAAGAGCAAAAACAAGATCACCCCAATACCAATGTCCTTTAATCGGTTTGCCCGAGTATGCTGTCATATTAAGACGGGGCTTTTTTCCCTCTTCCTGTTCAGCAAAAGCACACCCACCAAATTCACCAGTTTCGACAAACCTCAAAGCACCCTTCGGTAATTTCTGAACCTCCTTTTTCATCACTTCTGCTCCTTGTTTGTGTTATTGGGTTTACTCGGCTCCCCTTCCACTTTTTCTTGAAAGGATTCTGCATCAACGGAATAAATAGGTTTCGGATAATAATAATCTTCCGTTGCTTTACGCATACGTTGTCTTGGATATCCTTCAAATCCCATGCTTCGTGCAATCTGTCCGTAAGAGATTCCTAAAGACTCACTAACAGGACCGTGCTTGACTCCAAGAAGTCCTCTAGCTCTTCCTTCGAAATCAATCATCTCAGAACGCGGGAATTGAATATCGACAAGCTGACAAGCAAGATATTTTTTCAATTTGAATTTAGGAGTATGTTCATATTCTACATTACCTGTAGCTTCATTTCTTTTTTCTTTAGCTTCCCATCCCCAAACTTCTTTTTTCGCAAAGGTGAGAGGAAAGTTTGAAACTTTTGATTTAAGAAGGAAGATTGATCCCCAGAAATCATATATAAGGAATCGTTGAAACCATGCTATTTCATCTGAAATACGATCAGAGAAAGGACCTTTTGAAGCATTTGCAGAAGCAAAAGTTGAACGAGATCGACCCATCATCGTTCCTTCTTCTTCATTCAACCCGCTGCCTATCATTTCTAATATGTCGGTATCTTGATCTTTAATTGGGGCAAGATTAGGATTAACAACTTCTAGTTTCACTCCAGGAGGAAGAATTAAAGTACCACCCGGAGTTTTTCGAGCAAGAATACCCGTTTTCCTCTTCTGTTCATCAGATAGAGAAAGCCAGAGCTTGAACATTGCAGGGTCATCAATCTGGAATGTCCAGACATAAGCACCTGATGCTTTTTTATGATCGATTTCATACTTCTTCAAATTTTCATAATGATTAAGCCAGACAAGAGTTGTGCGGAGATAAGATGTATTGCGTTTCATCATTAAACCTTTGTTCCACGCAATAACAAAACGGTAATAACCCCCAAGGGGTTTGTATATCGCCTTTTTACTTCTGGAAGCAGATTGACGGGCTAATTTAAAGTCTTTGTGACTCTTAGCTATATTAATAAGATCAGGATTGTGTGCTAAATAAATGCTGGGTACTTGGTATTTATTCTCACCATTAGTTATAACATAGAACAAAGGCATGAGAGCTTTAGAAGGATGAAATATAATACCTGTACTGTCATCTCCCCCATCTGACAATGAAGCAGGATCGATGAAATCAACTTCAATAAAGGAATTCGGGTGAACTGTCAGCATAAGGAACAGTTCACCTTCTACTAATGATCGTCCTGCATACTGCGGCCAAAAATGATAAAGGCGATTGCGGTAGTCAAGTTCTATCTCCTCAATCGCCTGTTGAATTTTAAGCTCACCTGATGTTGTTTCAAATCCTAACCCTGTAAGTCTTCCTTGTGTCCCTCTTACAGAAGTGTTTACTTGAGGACTTTCTTGAAACTTGCGCCAGCATTCAGCTTGTAATTCATTTCGGGATTGTCGAGAAGGTTCTCGGGGTTTTAAGGCAGGATCGAATCCATCAGGATCAATATACGAACCCTCCTGCCCGTCATACTGCCAAGGCATGACGAACTTAAGGGCAGTAAGGGCTTCATCGGGTAGATTTAATAAAACATTCTGTGCCTCTTCCAACTTATCCATCAAATCTCCTTAGCGCTAAGGAAAATAACTATGAGTAGTCCTCTAACACATGGAATTATTTTGTGTCAAGAATATTTTCAATATGTTCCTACAAGTTCTTTATTAGGAAAGAAATGTCCGAACTCAAAAGGAACTCCCCTCTCTCTAAATAGCTCTGGACCTATATTTCTTCCCCCATATATACACCAGTTTAAAGAAAACACTGAATCATCTTGCACACCGTGTCGCTCTTCTTTCTCAGGAGATCCAAACCATCTTGTATCGGGATCATGCGTGAACATATCCATTTCTTCTTCTAAAATATCATCTCCTCTAACTCCAGGAACATGAATCTTAGGTTTCTTCAATCGACCATTTGCAACAATATGATAAAATGCTTTATACCCATCCCTTTGCCTATCATAAGTAGCAGAAATCAATTCTGCTTCCACTCCCCTATCTTCCCACCACCCCATCAAATCCCAAGAACCGTATCTCTCCCCGCAGAATCTATCCACCCCATCAAACTCATCGTGAATCAGTTGCAAATACTCCTTGATCTTGCGGATAGACCCATCTTCTACATGAATAAGCCCAAGTATAACGTAAACGTAATTGAGATCAGCTTGGTCTTGCATGATCCATGAATTGTCGTACTTAGAACCAGGAAGCCCTTTAGCGACAACCGTTATGATCGTCCTTGCTTTCTTCTGTATAGCCATAGGGTCTGACATGTCTAAACCGACAAGTATCGACCAATCAGTCTTGAATAGCTCCGTTAAGTCTTTTAAAATCTTGATGTCAGCACATCCTATCAAACCTGTTATTTTTGGAACGACATATAAATAAGTACTCATTGGAGTAAGTTTTTCTTTGATCTTGACAACTTGTTCTGCCAACTGTTCATAGTGAGCGACAAATCCTTTTCCGCCTGTATCTGTCATCTGCTGTTCGAGCTTCGTGATTTCCTGCAAGTAGCTTTGAATCGTTACATGATTCAATTGTTGATTTTCAGCTCCAAGATAATTCATTTCTTTAATCATAGGTTTGGTAAATACTTGGATTCGACCTGCTTCCCAAGTATTCAAGAAATATCGTTCAAATTCTCCAAAAGGGAACTTAACTTTGTAGTCATCTAGCTGTTCTTTCGTCATTCCAGGGTTCCAATAGTCAGAAACATCCCCTGCAACACTGTATCGATGTGAAAAAAAGACTGTTGTGGTCTTTTTTTGCACAAAATTATCAAATAATTGGTATAAAACGTGGGATTTATCGCTTACAGTGGAGTCAATTACGCCAAAAGCATTAGGAATTGTACGAATAGAACCATCTAATTGAGTAAAAAACTTGGGGTTTTTCATGTCGAATATTTCTGAAAATGTGTATCCAGTAATGTTCGACACAATACCTGAAAAGCTTGAAATCGCCTTTATAACACTTCTCGTCTGCCCTTTCCTGTCTACAAGCCTTGTTTCCTTCTCTTTGATGTGTTTTGGATTCCCTACCATCTTCATCAACGGGGGGGA